TGGATGCGGACCCTGTGGCCCTCCATGATCAGTACGAGCTGGAGCCGAAGGGTGGAATGGACATGGTGAGCCGTCAGATGATGGTGCAGCAGGCCATCAGCCGTAAGCAGTTGTTTATGAACTCGCCCTGGGTGGATCAGGTGGCGTTGGACAAGAGCATCATGGAGCTGGATGACCCGAGTTTGATCAAGAAATTGATCCGTGATCCGGGTCAGAAGGCCCAGGACGAGCTGGAGGACGAGACCAAGACGATCCCGACGCTGTTGGTGGGTATTCCGGTGCCCGCGAAGCCGGGGCAGAACTACGCTGGGCGCATTGGGGTGCTGATGCAGTACCTGAATGGGGCGATCCAGCAGGGTCAGCAGTTCAGTCCGGCGTCACAGAACGCGTTTATGATGCGTTTGGACAGCCTCTTGCAGGCTTACGAGCAGGTGGCGACCAATGAAGCGCGGAAATTGCGGAAGGAGATCCAAACATTCCTTACGAGTAGCGGTCTCCTTCCTAGTCAGCAGCAGCAACAAGCTCAGGCGATGGCTCAGCAGCCTCAGATGTGATGAATTTTTGCAAAGACTGCCAGTTTTTCAGTGCGGATAAGACCTGCCGAAGGTATCCGCCTAGCAGTAGACCCAGTTGCTGGCCTACTATGAAGGATGAAGACTGGTGCGGTGAATTCAAAGCCATGAACAACCCAATCGTGACCACCGTGGTGGTGCAAACCACACCGAAATCGCTGGATGAACCGCGACCGATCATCATGGAGGCACTCGAAGAGGGTGTTGCTCCGAAGATTCGGATTCAGAAGCCCAAGAAACCGGAAAGCTTGAAGGATATTCAGGCTTCGCCATTGTTCTCGGGAGGACAGGCTTGATATGGCTGAATACCAAGGCAAGAAAGTCACTCTGAACAAGCCCTTCTACACTCCGGGTGAGAAGAAGAAGAGTGCGGTTTATGTGAAGAACCCGAAGGGAACGGTCATCAAAGTGCGATTCGGTGATCCCGACATGAGCATCAAGAAATCGGACCCGGAACGGCGCAAGAGCTTCCGAGCGAGGCATAATTGCGATACGGCGAAAGATCCAACCAAGCCAAGAACTTGGTCATGCAAAGCGTGGTGACCCATTTCCTAACATGAAGAAGAAATCAAAGTTCAGTAAACTGGCCAACGAACTCCGTAAGGAAGGGGCCGATGATCCTCGCGCACTTGCTGCCTATATCGGTCGCAAGAAGCTGGGGGCCGCAGAGTTCATGCGCCGCCAAGCTGCCGGTCGAAAGAAAGCCAGCAAGTAAATGATCAGCTTCTTCGCACGAGTCCGTACCGCGTGGACATTTGCGCGGCATCAACGATGGGTAGATCCGCTTCCTTGGCGCAAGGAGGACGCGATCACGCTCAATAATTTCTTCAATAGCGATACTGGCAAACGATTCAGGGACGCACTGTTAAACACTGTGCTTATGCAGAATGCTTCTGCGATAACTGATAGAAACCATTTGCAATATTCGTCAGGCTTTGCAATGGGTCAGGCCAGTCTTGTGAAGGTCATCGAAGTGATGGCCGATCAGGAATCAATTACGGGGCAGGATGATGATCCGGATTCTGCCACGAACACATAGGATCAAAGTTGCGGTTGCCGGTCTGTGCGGACCAGCAAACGAGTAAAAGCACAATATGTCAGACGAATCAATGAGTGCAGATGGCCTACTCGCGTTGGCCAGAGATCACGATGCCGGTGTCGATATCGACAGCCAGCCAAGGGAGCAGACTCCAACATCAAACGAGTCAGCTCCGGTTGAGCAGGAATCCTCTAATGAGGTGACCGCCAGCAAAGAGTTCGATGGTGGCGAGAAGGAAGTAAGCACGAAGTCAGAGACGGAACCGAAGGCGACAAAGACCGAGCCGAAGGTTGATAAGGAGAAGAGCAAATTCGCTCAGGAACAGAACCGAAAGGCGAAGTCCTGGGAACAAATCAACGCTGAGAAGGAGGCCCTCAAGGCTGAGCGCGAAGCGGTGAGGCGTGAGCGTGAGGAATGGAGCAGGAGCCGGGAGCAATCCAAGGCCACCGAAACCAATTCTCATCGGGACGAGAAGGGCTATACGGCTGATGACTACGAGGCTGCGGCCAAGGAGTTTGAGGCTGATGGCGATTCTCAGTTGGCCAAGGCAGCGCGAGCCAAGGCTGATAATGTCCGCAAAGCGGCTGGTGAAAGACAGCAGAAGGTTCAACAGGAGCAGTTCCAGAAGTCATGGGCTGAAAACTACGGCAAGTTGTCCGAGAAGGAGGCTTGGCTGAAAGATCAGAACAGCTCTGAGTACAAGCGTACTGTTCAGCTTCTGAATAATTTCCCGCTGCTTACTGCGACTCCTGATGGACTTGTCCACGCTGTCGAAATTGTGAAGCTCCAGAATGCAGCCGAACGGTCTCAGTCGATGGAAGCCGAGAACAAGTCTCTGAAAGAACAACTCAGTAAGCTCCAGCAGAAGACCGCTATTGGTAAAAGCGTACCGGCAGGACAACTCAAGGCTGAAGAGAAGGATTTCTCCAAGCTATCCCTGAAGGAGCAAAGGGACGCGCTCATGCGAGCGACGAGAGAGTTCGACCGGGACGAAGGCTAATAGCACAACCACAACTAAAATATGCCAGTAACTACTTCAACTACGCTCACGAGCCAGTTCCAGAACTACTTCAGCAAGGAGCTGCTCTCCATCGTTCAGCAGGAGACCATCCTGGATCAGTTCGCCATGAAGGCTCCGATCCCCCGGAACAATGGTAACAAGGCCATCACGATGTTCCGCTTCGGTTCGCCGAGCGTCTCGGGTGTCCAGACCATCAGCTCCGAGGGTACGGCCATCAGCTCCGCGAACTACCGCGCTCTGGCCCTGAACAGCCTCAGCAAGTCGCTCGCCCAGTACGGTCAGGTGATCGGTTTGACCGACATCCTCCGCGCCACGGACCTGTTCAACTCGCTCCAGCAGGCCACCAAGACCTCTGGTTTGGACATGGCCCTCTGGGTTGACTCCGTGATTCGTAACACCCTGGTTGGCTCCAATCTCACCGCCAGCGGCTCGTCTATCGGTTCCGCCGCCGAGGGTGGTGGTACGTTTGATAACTCGGACGCCGTGAACACTGTGGCCAGCTCCGGTGGTGTTAAGGTTTACGGTAACCCTGCTACGCTGACCACCCAGAGCTTCTCTGCGTTGAACAGCGACACGACTGCTGCCAACACCACGATGACCGCCTCGGCTGTCCTCGACTCCATGACCCGCCTGAAGCGTAACCGCGCTCCGATGATCAACGGTGGCTACGTCCTCGCGACCGATCCTCGCGTTGCTCGCGACCTGATGCGCGATGCCGATTGGTTGAACGCCTCCAACTACGGAAACAAGGGCCAACCGTTCTACAAGGGCGAGGTTGGTTCCATTTACGGTTGCCGCGTGGTCACCCAGACCAACTCGTTTGTCAGCACCGGTTCCGGCACCGCTGCCGATGAGTTTGTTTATCAAGCTACCTCCGCTGGTGGCGGTCTCGCTGTCAGCAAGGACATCATCGCCTCGTTCTTCTTTGGTAACGAGTCGTTTGGTATCCCTGCCTTGACCGGTGATGATCCGTTGTCTCCGAAGATCGTTATCACTGACACCCCCGACAAGAGCGATCCGTTGAACCAGCTCATCACCGTTGGTGTGAAGCTGTACTTCGCTACGCTCCGTCTGGCTGCTGGTAACACGGGTTCTACTGGTAACCCGACCTGGTACTTGGTCCATCGTACTAAGACCTCTTCCACGCTGTAATATGCGACCCAAGACGGCCACCATCATGGTGATTGCCGTCAGCCCAAAGGGGCATCATCGAGCAATCGGTGGTGCCCCTTCTCATTCCGCTTGCGGATGTGAAGAGGCTGACAACAATGCGCCCATGATTTCTATTCCGGTCGAGGCTCTTTCCACTGACATGGAAGATGGCCAACAGGCCATGCCTGAAGTGGGTGATGAAGTGGTTCTCGACGATGTTCGCGGTGTTCTCAAGAAGCTCGATAACGGCGAAGCTTATGTCGAGATTCGGAGCGTGAACGGTATGCCCGCTGAGTACGAAAACAAGAGCGAGAAGGCCATGGCTTCCAAGGAGCCTATGGACGAAAAGGGTATGCGTAAGATGGTTGAGGAGTACGACAGCGAGATGGAGTCCTAACATGCCGATCTATACCTTCGAGAACAATGGTCAGTCCATCGAGCATATCGCTCCGATGGGTACTGACTCTGTTGTCCTTGATGGGAAGCGGTGGAACAGGCAGCCGGTGGCCCGCTTCGGGGTCACCGGCTTTGCCCGAGAAGCCGAACTCAAGGACAAGGTGAAGCAGGGATTCAGCCGGATGGAAGACCGTCAGGGTTCCCGCTTTGAAAGCACTTTCACAAAGAATCAAATTCGGAAGATCTGGGATATATGAGCGACGTAGCAAATCAAGCCATCGAGTATTCGATGGGACAGGGCGGCTTTCAACTGGTGACCGTCACCACGCTGACCACTGGCCCGTTTGTGGCCATCACCACTATCGCCCCTACCACCTTTAGCTCGATCACCGGTGGCAACATCAGCGGATCTTGGTCCACGGCGACCATCCCTGCTGGTATTACCCTACCGGGACCGATCACGAGCTTCCAGATTTCCAGCGGTCAGGTGATCGCATTCAATGGCGTGATTCAATCGTGACACTCGCTCTTGGCACACGACTGGTATCGAACGGCGGGGGTAATGTTACCCCTGGCGATCTACCTATCCTGCGCCGGGATCTGCTTCAGGAGGACGACTTCTTCGTTCTGCTGGAGGATGGTGACAAGATCGTCATCACGTTTGGGACTTTTGATTCTTTGGACTTGGAGAACGGGGATTTCCTGCTCCAAGAGGACACGAGCAAACTCATCATTCAATCTAACTAACAGTTTATGGCAGATACAAAAATCACAGCACTGACGGCGATCACGACCGTCGATCCCGCAGTGGATGTCCTTCCCATTGTCGATATTAGTGATACGACGATGGCTGCATCGGGCACCACGAAGAAGATCACCAGCAACCAGATCCTCGGAGCAGGCGGCACCGCCACCCTCGCCTCCGCCACCATCACCGGCAATCTGACGGTGGACACGAACACGCTGTTTGTTGATTCGGCGAACAATCGGGTGGGTATTGGGACGGCGAGTCCTGCTGCTCCTGTCGATGTGCAAGGAAGTAGCTTGAGGCTTCAGCTTCAATCATCTTCAAACGGTGGATACGCCACTTGGAAATACATCGGCAAAAATTCATCTGGAACTGCTGTTAATTTTGAGCAGGGACTAAACATTGCTGCTGATAATGCGTTTGAGTTGTATGACAACCAAAACACTCAACTTGTTTCGAGATATGTAAGCGGAGTTTCTGGAGCGCATTCGTGGTTTCTTACTGGCTCCACCGCCATGACCCTGAACTCCACGGGGCTGGGCGTGGGGGGAAGTCCTGTCAGTCGTTTGAGTCTCGGAGCCGACGCAAATACCGACGGATCAAACAAGTTCACTCTCTATCGCGGAGGATTCAGCGGACAGTACTCCGTCATCGAGAACATTGGAGGAACTGCTTATCGTTCATACGGAACCGGCGGTCATATCTGGTATGTAAACAACGGAACCACCGAGGCTGGACGATTTGATGGGAGCGGGAATCTGTTGGTGGGGACGACGAGTGCATTCAATTCTGCAAGAGTTTCAATTTCAGGTGCTGGTGGAAGCGGCGGAATTGTAACCGCAATCCAGAATGACAATGACACCTATTTTGCAATCAACTTCAGAAATTCAGGTGGAACAAGCTGTGGTTCTATTTCCTGCACTACGTCAGCAACTGCCTTCAATCTCAGTTCAGATTATCGACTGAAAGAGTCGGTTCAGCCGCTCACCGGAGGTCTTACTCGCATCAATGCGTTGAAGCCTTCGATCTACAAGTGGAAGGTTGATGGAAAGAGTGGCGAGGGGTTCATCGCACACGAACTGGCCGACGTTGTTCCGCTTGCTGTTACCGGAGAAAAGGACGCCGTAAACGAAGACGGTTCAATCAAGCCGCAACAGGTCGATTTTTCGAAGATCGTCCCCATCTTGGTTGCCGCCATCAAGGAACTCACCGCTCGCGTTGAAGCTCTGGAAGCCTAATATCCCATGATTACTATCAACTGGATCATCGAACGCCTGTTGGTCAAACCGACCGAAGGCACTCACACCGATGTCGTCATCACCGCCGACTGGAGGTGCAACGGAACCGAAACCACCGGCACCGGCGACGACGAGAAGACCTACAGCGGCACCTGCTACGGCTCCTGCTCGTTCGCTCCGCCGACCGAGAACTTCACGCCGTACGATCAGCTCACGCAGGATCAAGTCCTCGGCTGGTGCTTCAGCAACGGCGTCGATCAGAGCGCGATTGAGGCGAACGTCTCCGCGCAGATCAACGACCAGATCAACCCGCCGATCATCGCTCCGCCGCTGCCGTGGATGCCGCCGGTTGAAATCGTTCCTCCGATGTTGCCGCAGGTGGAGCCGCCGCTCGTCAATGCGGAAACTCCTGTCGCCGCTGTTGACGAACAGCCGGTTGTTTCGGATGCTCCGGCGGCATGATTACAATCGAACTTACCACTGAGCAGGCCAATCAACTCCTCCAACTCATCGACATCGCCATCAAAGCTGGCGGTTTCCAGAATGCAAAAGTAGGAGTTCCATTGGCCGACCTCATCATCGCAGCCGCACAGCCTAAACCAGAGCAATGAACACCGATACCAACAGTAGCAGCGGACTTGGACTTTCACTTGCAACCGCCGCTACTGCTGGTGCGGTATCACTGCTTCCTCAGTTAACAGAGTGGTTCCGATTCGGGGCCGCTCTGTTGGCGTTTATAGCCGCAGCAATCGGACTCTACAAAGCCCTCAAGAAATGAACTGGAAAACCACTCTCGCAGGTGTCGGCGCAATCATGGTCGCAATCGGAGGCGCACTCAAATCACTCTTCGATGGAGACCCGTCCACCAACATGGACCTCGCAGCCACCATCACCGCCGTGACCATTGGATTCGGACTCATCATGGCCAAGGACGCTGATAAGAAGAAGGCTGAATGAACGTCATCGAGCAAATCGTATCAGCCATTCTCAAGTGGCTGGTATGGCTTGCGAAAACACCCTACACCGCAGAGGATGCAAAACCCGATCCAGAACTCAAAAAGAAGCTACTGGATCGCATTGCTGATTCTGAGCGCAAGCTGCTCAACAAGAGTGGTGATGGTGCCCCACGGTGAGCCTATACGCCTCGCTGAGGACGTTAAGGCTCGCGTCTGGGTCAAAGATGCCCAGGGCAACCCAACCAAGTCTCAAAACCGCGTGACAATCCACGAGGGATGGTACGCACTACCGAAGGAATAGTATGGCAACCCCACTTACAGGCAGTTCAGTAGCATCAACATACACTGGCCTACTCAAGACCTCCGACAACGCCAGTCTTACCGGAAGTCTCAGGAGCATCAGCGATGGCGGCGGAACCGATTCCGCGCTCCAGCTCTCCACCACCGCAGCCAACATTGCCGGTACCCTGAATGTCACGGGTGCCACCGGACTAGCTTCGAGCCTCGCAGTCTCTGGGTTGGCCACCATCGGTTCTACACTCGGTGTGACCGGTGCCACCAACCTTTCATCCACCCTGACCGTTACCGGTGCTACTACCCTCTCGTCCACTCTGGCAGTCACTGGTGCCACCAATCTCTCGTCCACCCTCGCGGTCACCAGCAACATCTCCACGAGCGCGGGTAATCTGTCCGTGTTTGGAAACATAGTCCAAACCAACGCCGCCGCATCAAGTTCGTTTGCCGGAAGCCTTACTGCTTCATCGGTAACATTCAGCTCAACCTTCACATGCAATGGAAATGCATCGTTTTTTGGAAACGTATCATTCGCCAATCCATTAACAATCAATAGCACCCTCAATGTTACTGGTGCTACTGTCATATCGAACAACCTTACTGTAACCGGTTCGATTGGATCTAGCTCTTCTATTAGTGGAACGTCTTTGTCCGCAAGTGGTAACCTG